GAGCCCAGTCATTACATCCTTAAGCAGCTTGATCATATTATCAGTGTCCGGCTTTGTAATTTTATATTCGCCGTTCTTATGTTTCCCTGTAGCTGTATAGCACCATTTAGTCAAAAGCCTTATCGGACCGGTCAGCTTTTTTTCAGGCACATAGGCTGCCAGGTGTGCGCTAAACTTCTGTCTGGCATCTTTAAGCGTAGCTGGTTCATAGTATTGTGGCTTACCGTTTACAACGTGGACCTTTTTCTGCTGATGCGTAACTGTTGGCAATTTCATCGGAATAAAAAACTCAATCATCGTACGCGCCTCTTTCATAAGCTTCCCGCCATTCTTGAATCGTAGCCAGCAAATAATCAGCACCTTCTTTACTTCCAAGCAGTTCCTTTCGGTCAATTGTATTTTTTACGATAAGGGTTCCGTCTGTTTTCACAAAACCAAATTGTAATTTTCCGGCCTTATCGTAACAACGCATAAAGCTATTTCCAAATTTTACAATTTCTCCTTTTTCAGTTTCCCAGTATTTACTATTTTTCATTTTTTATTCGCTCCCTTTTTCCTTTCGCGCGGTATACCTCTTCCTACAACCGAAAGGAATTTTCCCGCCAAGCCAAGGCGGAAAATCCTTTTGTTGTATAGGAATACAACCTACAATGACTAATCATATATAGATACATCGCGCGCGCGTATATCGCGTATATAATATTAGTGAACATTCACTTGCGGAAAATCTCGATAATCGCTCGACTTTTTCCGATTCGGAAATTCTCGATAATGTTCGAGTTTTTCCAAATTGTCAGAAAACGGCGTCGTGGAAAAACACTCGACTTTTTCCAATTCGGAAAAGGAAAATCATTCGACTTTTTCCGTTTTCCGAACGACTTCTCCATTATTGTTTATTGCAAACATTCCACTTTCTCGAATATGATTCTTCACCGTTTTTTCCGTCACATCTAAATAACTGGCCAAACCTTTTACTGTCGGAATCCCGCCAAAACTTTCTGCTTCAAAAGCTTTTTGTAATGCTATTATCCGTTCTTTTTTCAAATCATCCGGTGATTTCTTTTTTTTGAAATTCCGTTGCCAAGCTGGTCCTTGTCCGTCAGGTTCGATATCCTTAAGACTTCCAACGTCATCAATATAATGTACAGGATAATTAAACCAAAGATTGATAGGCGGAAACTTCGGAAACTCACGCAGTGTCCCCTCAATGCGCCATGCAGTACGTTGCCGCACCCGCTGTTTGGCTACCGGAACCGCTGTTTTCACAAGTTCAAGATTAATATTATTGCCTAACATCTTATGGCAGTAATCAAGCAACACAGCGCTGCTCAACTCGTCATCCTGTGATAAATCCTGCGTATAAGCCGGGTAATATCGTTTTAAATACGCCAGGCACTCGGCGCAAATTGCTTTATTTTCTTCCTGCTTCAGCAATTCTTCTGTTGGTTCCAGTTCTATCAAATCAAGTAATGCGTCAGGATCACGGGCAAATACTCCTGACCCTGAAGCTCTATCCATAGATTTTTTACTGCCCTGGCCACCCTTTGAATGATGGTGGCAGTAGATCACAGCGCAGCCCAGTTCCGTGCAAACTTTATCGAACTGATTACAGAAATGCGCCATCTGGTCAGCGCTGTTTTCGTCACCGGTGATGATTTTATAAATCGGATCGATAACGATAGCAATATAATTCTTCTTTGCTGCACGCCTGATCAGCTTCGGCGCCAGCTTATCCATCGGAATCGACTTGCCACGCAAATTCCATACATCGATATTAGACAAATTGCTCGGCTCCCAACCCATTGCCGTATAAACATCCTTAAAACGATGTAAACAACTTGCCCTGTCAAGTTCAAGGTTCACATATAAAACTTTACCCTTTGTACAGCTAAAATTAAGCCATTGACCCCCTTCAGCAATCGCGCAGCACAACTCTATCAAGGCATAACTTTTGCCCGCCTTAGATGGCCCTGCAATGAGCATTTTATGTCCTTGCCGCAACACATTATCAATCAACGGTTTTGCCAGCTCTGGTAGATTATCCCAAATCTCGCTAATACTTTCAGGCTCCGGTAAATCGTCATTGACTGCCTCGATCCACTCCTGCCATTCTAAAAAGCTGGCTTTACCGATGTTGGTATCAACTAAAAACTGTTTGTGTCCCTGGCGCATCACGCCCGGCATTCTACTGAGCCGCGAAGGATTACGATTTTGAGTATCGATTTCAAGACCGTTTTTCTTACAAACAGCGTAAAGATAATCAACACGTTTACGATATTCCGCATAGTCTGCTGCATCAATCCTAACAATAGCATGCAACGACTTTTTCCCTGAATGTACCAGGCAGGCTACTGGCAATTCCAGTGTCCGGATAATTTCATTCTGCTTGGCAATCTCCATTTTGTCTGATTCTACCAGCGCATACCGAAATTCTGTCACATTGTCGTTTTTCACGCCTTTACCATCAAGAGGATTAAAACGTATCCATGCGCCGCACTCAGGGTTATAATCGCCAAGAACTCCGCCGATATCACCCTTACATTTATTGAGCTGCTCAATGAGTTGCCCAGCAGTTCTATCAGAACAACCCTTTGACGGTAGATATTTACCATCTTTTTGCCATGATTCTGTTACATAACCAACATTTTCTGTGCTGTCGAATAAGGTTTCTAAATAAGTTACCAGTTCTTTTACTGGGTCCCAGTTTTCCGGGTCCGCTATTTCCTGACCCTCAATCCAATTCTTATCAACCAAAACCATATCGTCCTTTTGCCCGATGATATCATCCCATGAAAGCTCGTGATCGTCACGCAGCTGAGGTGTCCAGCCATTATCCTTTGCCATTGCTACAATCGTTCCGCCTGTCACCGGCGCGCTGGTATTACCTCTGAATGTCTCCCATTTTTTACGACATTCGTTTGCGTGGTATCTGCCAGCATCACGTTGGCTCCAATCATCCCACACGCTCACATGATATCCCTCAGCCTTTAGGGCCATGCCAACATTGACCCACTCCTGATAATCAAGAACGCTTGGATCAATATAATCAAGCAGCGGTATTAAATCTAATTTATTATCCATAAATGTTCTCCTTTATTCAGGCTTGTAAATCCGTGGATCAATACCTGCCGGAATACGCCAGCCACCGGCAGCAATCCTGTCTATCAGTTTCTTGGCATGTTCAAAAGACCAGGTCCCGACGTGCTGAAACCCACGACCTTCTAAAAAGCGAATCTGTTTCGGTGTTGTCAGACCTTCACTTCTGCGCTTATCCAAACGATCAAGGATTTTTGCAGCTTTACCGGCATTATCAATATCATCCGGATTTATACCGAACTTCTCTAATGTTTTCAGCTGCTTTTCACTGGCCGGGCTCATTTCCCAACCGAAAGCCGGTACATAGCTCGATAGATCCTCTGCTTGGATACTCATTTCAAACTGCAGCGGATCCACCAATTTACGCTTACGCTGCTTCATCGCTGCCAACTGCTTGGCTAATGCTTCTTCGCGCTGAGCAACAACATCTTCCGAAGCCTGCTTTTCTACCACTTCTAAATCAAGCGGACACGCAGCTTCATTCAATTTCTCCGTCATAACCTTGGCAACTTCTTCGTTTATGGCAATCAAATGAGCAGGCCTGCAAAGCTCATGCCGCTCAGTATGCCACAGAAAATCAAGCAGTAAAAGTTCTTCTTTTCCCGGTGCCAGTCTGGTACCACGGCCCACCATTTGACAATACAAACTCCTGACCTTCGTTGGTCTTAATACAACAATGCAATCAACAGCCGGGCAATCCCACCCTTCTGTCAAAAGCATTGAATTACAAAGCACGTTATATTTACCGATTTCAAAATCACTCAGCACCTTTGCGCGATCCTCGCTGTTCCCATTTACTTCGGCAGCGCTGAAACCGATACCATTCAAAATATCCCTAAACTTTTGGCTGGTCTTAACCAGCGGCAAGAACACTACAGTCTTTCTATCCATACAAATTTTAGCCATTTCAGCCGCAATCTGATTCAGATAAGGATCGAGCGCTGTACCAAGATCACCAGTTTTAAAATCACCAGCTTGGGTGCCAACGCCAGTTAAATCTAATTTCAAAGGAATAGTCTGCGCTTTGATCGGCGACAAATAACCTTCTTTGATAGCTTTGGGTAACGTATACTCGTAGGCCAGGCTCTCAAAACACTGCCCTAAATTACGCATATCGCCCCTGTCAGGCGTTGCAGTAACACCCAGCACCTTAGCGCTGTCAAAATGCTCCAGCACCTTCTGATAGCTGTCTGAAAGTACATGATGCGCTTCGTCTACGATGATCGTATCGAAAAAATCATTAGCAAATCCGTTTAAGCGTTTTTCCCGCATCAGCGTTTGCACAGATCCAACGACTACCCGATACCAACTGCCTATACAGGTATATTCAGCTTTTTCCATCGCCGATTTTAAACCTGTAGCCTGCTCGATTTTGTCACAGGCCTGCTGCAGCAGTTCAAAACGGTGCGCTAAAATCAGAACCCTGTCTCCCTGCTTAACCCGTTCCTCTGTAACCTTTGCAAAGACTATAGTTTTACCGCACCCAGTCGGTAATACCAACAGGGTGCGGTTTATTCCTTTATTCCACTCGTCAAAAATAGCCTGTTTAGCTTCTTCCTGATATGGACGCAGCTGCATTAGAAAGCTCCGGGACGAAATGCAGGAGTAGCCTGCGGCTGTCCTTGATATAAGTTCTGCTGCTGTGGTGCTGCCGCAGTAGGTGCTATTGCCGCTGTATTTTCAGGATCATAAAAGCGTTTTATTTCGTTATACTGCTTACCATCATGCATACGGATACCTATCTTAGCCCTGCCTTTTCGACCAACCACACGTGGCCAATCCATTTTCAAAGGCTCGCCGTGCTTTTTCAGCCCAATACCGATAAAGAAAGCCGAAATCATACCTTCTGTACGAGAATGTAAGAACAAGTTATGCCTAATACGGGCTTCGCCTTCTGGTGTTTCAACTACCAAAGTTATTACAGCTTTATTACATGGCGGTAACTTTTCGCTGCCTTCATGACGGGCACGTTGAAACTCTAATACCTTAAATTCATAATCACCTTCCGGCAGAATGATAAAACCGGCGCTCTCCTTTTCGATAGTATCGTCCCAGCCTAATTCTCTTTCTTCTACGGGTACTGCTTGTCCTAATTGTTCAAATGCCATTGTTATATTCTCCTTTATCTATTCAATATTATTTAAACTACATTGAGTTTTATAAATTTAAAAAGGTATCTCCCTGTTCTCTTTGATCAAAGCAAAGACATTGGGCCATGCTCCTATCAAACATCCCTGTACAAAATCCTCTGCGTAATTTTCAAAAGGTGTTCCCTCTGGATAATAGCCACGCTGGGCAACAACCTTTTGAATTTCTGCAAGCGTTACCCCTTCCGGCGCCATTAAATCAGCCAATGCTTTTGGCACACAACTTGGAATTACTTCTGACGTTTGTACAGTCCCTGTATCATCTGATGCTGTTACAGGGATAAGCGCCGGATCTACAGATATTAGTCCCGAAGGCGTATCTATAATTGCAGTGGCACTAACAACCGGCGCCGTAACCGTTTCCGACTGCATTACAACTGGCTGCGACACAGGCTGCAAAGCTTCCGTATTGGAATAAACCAAACAGCCACGAATACTTTTAAAATCAAAGGGTAATTCTTCCGGTAGATCCTGCCTGTTCTTTGCATCCCAGTTAGGATGATGCGTCGTATACATTACCCGCTCACCACCGGCGGCCTTACATTTCTTCCCGTCCTTATCCTGTGCGATCACGATAGTCTTATAGTTGGCAAACAGCAGCATATCAGCCCACTCTTTGACCAGCGGAGCAGTCTGCGATGAAGTCTTTTTACCAAGCTTAAGCTCATACCGGTCAAAACTTCCACCTTCATTAGGCAATTCAAACTTACGCATCTGCATATGTGCTGTTAAAACAACATTGATCCCAACCTCTATCACATCAGAAAGCAGATTTAAAAAGCGTCCAAATTCTTCCCTTACAAAAATATAGCCACTGCCATAACCAAAATCTTCGATCCCATTTTTTCCATTTTTAGCACATACATGACCCACGCAAAGCTGTTCTGCCCAGTCAATCGTATCAATAACCAATGTTTTACAGCAGGTTGGATTTTTGATAACCTCTCTAACCTCATCCAGCAACATCGTCCAAGAAGTCGGCGCCGGTAATCTGGCAACATCATAGACATTCGTACTGCCTTCGGTATCGATAAACAGCGGATCCGGAAAATCAGCGGCAAAAGTAGTTTTGCCAATACCTTCAGGACCATAAACTACAACTTTTTGCGGCTTTACAATCAGCCCTCTGGTAATTTGAAACTTCATATCCATATTCCTCCTAATCAATAATCTCTACGCGCTCTAAAGCAAAAGCCACCAAGGCACAAGCTACCTTACTAATTGGCTGATGCGTTTTTCTTGATAAATCGACTACCTGCTGATGCAGTTCCGTAGATACCTTTAATGGTTTAGGGTACTGTTCAGGTATGTAAATTTCTTTTTTCAAAAACAAAGTGTCCTTATTTGAATTCATTAAAATTCACCCAACTTCCATGTTTTATTGTTCTCGTTTGGCAGGCTACCGTTATCCTTTTTAACATATCCGTCCTCGATAATAACTGAACACTCTTTGCCACTGCTGACACGTGTAGCGATTACCTGCAGCTGTTCTTGTTCTAACCATTTACCAAATTCATTTAAAGTATCCTGATCCATCTGCTCCAGCTTATCCATGAGCACAAAACCACAGTTCGGATTCAATTTGCGGACAATAGCAGTAGCTACTTTAAGCTGCTCACTGCCACTCATGTTATCCCACTTATTCCCACGATAAATCAGCTCACCATTTTCAACAGACAATTCCGGCAGCGGCAGGTCTGCGTTTTCCAACAACTTTAAGCGCTGCTCTCTAATATCTTCGATTGATTTTGTCAGTTCATCATATTGCTGACTATATTCTTCAGCTTCGATCTCAGCCTTTTCCTTGTCCATATTGGCCCTGATTTTAATATTCAGGCGGTCTATGTCAGAAATATTCGCTTCCAGTTCTGCCGTACTTTCATCCTGTAAATCTGCGGCCGACTTACGGGCAACCGAAACTGCAGCCTCAGCTTCTTTAAGCCGGTTTTTCGCTTCGTCAAAAGCAATCT